TAATCCTCAGTGATACTATGAAACTTAGTACCACGTGAAGCAGACCTTGAGGAGATAGCTGCTGCTTTCTCCTTACCTACACGTGCTCTCCACTTAGCAAGACCTGCTTGCTTCTTAGCATTGTTACCAATGACTGTGGTAATTGAAGGGTAATACTCACCATTAGGTGTAGCATAAACTCTCTTACCATCAACCATCTTAGCTTCACTATCAAGTGGAAAGCATCTGGGATTATGTTCAAACTTCATAATCCTAAATTAATTTTATTGATAAGGTAAGACTTGACAAGACCAGACCTAACGATATCATCAATACCAAATTCTACCAGAGAAAACTCCTCCATCTCTTGTAAGATACGTTGGAAATCTATGATGCCTGTGCGTTCACTGATCTTTAGTAAGTCAGTTTGTGCAGCATCACCACAGAATATAATCTTACTGTCCTGTCCAACACGTGTGATAATACTATCAAGTTCGTGGAAGTTTAGGTTCTGACACTCATCAATGATAACGATAGCATTGTCAAGTGTAGTACCTCTTATGAAAGAGGTAGACCAGAATGAAATAGTTTCCTGTGCCTTAAGATTATCATACAACATTTCATATGAATTGTCATCTGGCATCTCAAACATTGCCTGAACCATATTCTTATATGGTATCTGATAAAGAGAAGACTTGTCCTCGTGGTCACCAGGTAGGAAACCAATCTCTCTAGTAGCTACTAGAGATCTAACAATGTATATCTTATCATATGGTGTGTAATCATCAAGTACATCCTTCAATGCTTTATACAATGCAATGAATGTTTTACCTGTACCTGCTACACCATAAGCATATAGCATCTGTCCCTTGTCCCACTCATCAAAGAAAACCTTTTGGTTATCAGTGATAGGTTCAATGGGAAGCATATGCTCTCCACCTATAGGTTTACGACGCTTCTTTTGTTTAGCAGTCATTCCTTGACCAACTGACTTATTTGTCTTCTTCTTTACTGGCATTTTAATATCTGTATTTTTCTGTAATGGTTTTATTATTTACATGTTGTGCTTTAGGAAGAATCTTATTCTTCATGATGTCTTTCCAACCAGGATGTGAGGATGCCATCTTGTCCCTCCATTCTCCCACTTCACCAGAGGCAGGACAAGTAGAGGGATCACTCCAATCTCTCTTCCAATCAGGATTATCATCACACCACTGAGACCACTCAGTGACACTCATCTTTATCTCTTTCTGCTCACCAGTTTCTTTATTGATTATAGGATATGTTGGCATTACTTTTTCCTCATAGGTACTTGTATTGTCCATGCTGGTGATACTAAATCAACCATTTCAAATTGTTTCTTTGCTTTCTCACGTTCCTTTGCTGCCTTCTCTAATTTATTTAACTCATCCTCACGACCAGGTTCAGGTTGAATCTCACCGTAGTGAGGATCCCATATCTCTGGGTGCTCATGGTTCTCAAAGAACTCAAGTATAGCCTGATCAATCATACCATACATGGTGTCCCAAGTCAATGTCCTACGCAGTGTCTCTGCTAGGTACTCTGCTTGGTTGACTGACATCTCTTGCTTAAGATGCTCACCTCTTGCCCATACTAATTCATTAAGATCAATTGTGATCTGTACATTAGTATGGACACCAGTATTAAAATCATATGGTTCAGTCATTAGTTCCACTCCAGTGCTTCAGCACAAATAGGAAATTGTTCAACGAACACATCACGAACTGCATTAGCTATGTCCATGTGTTCTTTCTGTGTACCATTAGCAGAACGTAGATCAATGTAATGGATCCATGAACGTACACTACCAGTCATGTATAGTCTAGTGGGTGTAGCAAGAGGTAATACAAATCTAGCACACTCCTTAGCAACACCAGCATCAAGCATCTCTTTGTAGAGTTTCATTCCATCAACAAAGTGTCTCTGCATTTTAAGTTCAAAATCTTGAACAACAAATGGATCTAAATCATCAGTAGAATTTTGACGGTTCTTTGTATCCTGTCTGCGTAGTTGTGGCATTGGTATTTCCTTACCAAGCAAACTACTATCAGCATACCGTTGAGAGAACTCTTGATATGTAAATGATCTGTGTCTTAGTATCTGTGCAGCAAGACCACGTGTAGTTTCAATCTCTACAGTCATGTGTGCTTGCTCAAATACAGACCAGTGGTTGTGTTTGATACAATACTTTAGAAGACCTGCAACATTAGGATTTTCCTGATTGTTTGGGTTGCTGACTCTCGCCACGTAACCCATTGTCTTCTCTGCTTCTGGAGTTACTGTTACTAGTTTCACTGAGTTCATTATTAAATCCTTTTTTCCTCCTTAGTTTTTTTTGTTTAAGTAGTTCTTTTGATTCATATAATTGTTTCTTCATATAGTATAGCTCTACATCAGAATACAATTCATCTTTTTTAAGTGCTGATTTGATTAATTTGATTTGGTCTTTTAGTCTCATAGTAGGTCTTATAATAGGCAACTAAGCCATTAGATATCTTGTGCCCTTTAGATAACCACTCGTCGGCACAATTATATATTTTGGACTGACTATCACAACTACCACCAAATTTATTAAGAAGAATCTTTAGACAATCCTCCCTCAACTTAAGTTGTTCGTCAGAATATTTTGGGTCAGTCTGAGTGTCCATCTTTGTTTGTCTCTATCCATATTTATGTTACAGATGCTAACAGTATAGCATAAAAAAAGAGGGGTTGCAACCCCTCTCAGATATCAGGCAAGAATATGCTTGCATATTTTCTTGCCCTCGTGTTGTTGTAGTAACTCTGACTCAATCAAACATTCGTAATAATCGTTTAGCTTTTGGTTTTCTAGTTCAAGTGAGTCTGTTGGATCTTCAAAGTGCCGCCACTCATCTAACTGAGAGCGAGATAGAACATTGTGCATAGATTGCCTCCTTAACATCAGTCACATAACAAGGGTGGGAAGGGTTCATGATACACCTCTCTAATTCTACCACTATTTATTTTCAGAATGTTTTAGTTTGCATATATTGAAACGAATATTATTGCCTACGTAATATTACTCAACAAAAAAGCAGGGGTGGTGTCCCTGCTTTTGATTTTCCTGTGATCTAGCTCTTGGAAGCGAACTTGCGTTGCACTTTGATACCACGATACATTAGATCATGTCTGTTACGCTTTTGTGATTCTTCAATCACTGCTGCGTTGTACTCGTCAGCGTCGTACTTGACGCCTCTGTAAGTGACTTGTGTCATTTGTTTTACCTTAGGTAGGGTGGATTAGACCCCGTTCCTTCAGTCCACATTTGCGTCCTCGTGAGAGGATGAACGATTCCGTTCCGTGTCGGGCTTACTTGCGTCCCTTTTGGGATGAACGTATTGTCATGATAGCATGACATAATTATTTAGTCAAGCTTTTTGTATTTCTTGATACTTTTTAATTACCTGCAAGATAAAAAGATGTTCCTCTAGCTCTACAAACACGACGAACCTCAGCATCATAAACAGGTTCAATTCCATTACCAGTAACTAAATTCTTTGCGAAATCAAATGCTTCCTTAAAACGATTGAACTTAAAGACATCATCATATGTCTTTGCAGATACAAGAACACCATCCTTTCTCCACAGTTTCATTGTATGCCAATCATGTGGATCATCAAGTCGTCTGTAATAGATTGCCCAGTTTCCTGTTTGTGTTGCACTCATTTCTTTTTCTGGGGGGTTTGAGGAGGTTGAGGAGGTTGAGAAGGTTTCTTTACAGATTGCTTCTTTGGTGCTTTCCAAAGTTTAGGATTCGCTCGACCTTCTGATTGAATCATGTTGTTGACTGCCTTGTATTTATCCCAATAGTAATCAAATAGTTCTGATTGCTTAGGGGCAACAGCTATGTCAAATTTAGTTTTACCTTTGTCAATATATTCAATTAAGTATGCTGTGTATGGAAGCGATACATCGCTAGCCTGTTTTGGATCACAATTCTCGTGAATAATATTCATTAGTAATTAGCTACGGTTTCCCCATTCGATTTGGGGGAAGGCATCTTCGACACACTGTCTGGTAATTTTCCAGCGTTTGCCGATTTTCCTGTCCTTCATAAGACATAATACCTCAGCTTCGCCTTTTTGTAAACCCTCTAGTAATTGAATGAACAAAGTTTCCCTACGGGTCTGAGAGACACTTGCACCACCCTTGAAGAATAGGTAGAGTTTTCGGTACTCATGGGCAAGTTTTGTATGCTCCGTGTCTTCTGGTGCTTCGTTCTCCTTGTAGGGAACGTTCCCTTCAGGCAACATAGAGATCACACTCTCATCAAAATTAGCAATCAAAATTTGTCTGAGTGCTGGTGTGTTATATTCCTGCAGGAGTTTTATTTTTTGTGCTTTAGTCTTAGCGTTGCTAACTTTTTGCAACACTTCATTTATTAATAATTGCATAATTATTGTGGTACCGTAAGTATTATTTATTCCTCATCATCTTCCGTAATTTCATTCAAGAAACGGACAGTAAGGAGTTCTTCATTGATCCAATGACCATTATCATCTAGCATCTCTGGATGAATATAGTCAACCTCTTCTTCTTGTGCTGCATATAAGAACTGATTTGTTTTATCACTCCATATCCAACCGACTAAACCCCCAAGTAATAAGAAGACTAATGATATTGCTGCTGAAAAATAAATCAAGATTGATGAATCCATGTCAACTCCGTGCTATGTTAAGTGTTTTTTTCCCACCTAATTTCAAAGTTGAAGTAGACTTTTCTCTTTAGGAGGTTTAATGTTTTGTTAAATTCAAACCCTTTAGGTTTGACTTCTTCCTTCGGTTTAGCCCTCCTAAGCATGAGCTCTATGCCTTTATTTATTTTAAGTTCTTTCATTTTTTCTCAGAAGATACTAAACCTTTCTTTAAAAAGAATTTAGCTAACTCGACTACACCTATAAACTGCATGTCAGATTGATCTTCTTGAGAAATAATAACGTAGGGGAATCCCATGATGTTAGGGAACTTTTGTTGGAACTCCATTTTATCCATTTGACCTGGTGCTCCTGGTTCAATTTCGGTATATTCAACGTCTGCTCTGCGACAAAGTTCTTTCGCATGACCACACATAGGACAACCTTTTGTAGTGTAGATAGTAACGTCCATAAAAAGGGGGTGTTTCCACCCCAGTATAACACAGATTATTTATTTTGTCTAGACAAAAGAAAAGGGATCCG